CTTACCAGATTCATCGTGAACAAGTAATTTTAACTTTTCACCATCATAAGAGTTATCTCCTGTGTTTTTCCAATCTATTGTTGTATCGAGCCCTTCGATCTCGTTGGCGGTGCTGGTGTTTGGGGTGGTGATGGATTTGCGGGTAAGCTTGGACGCTGGTACCCTGAAGGCAAGCTCAGTTTTTGGTCTGTCCATTCCGTCCTGTATGGGCTTGAAAAAGAACGGGTAGTGTGTTGATATGGGTACCACCTTATCGGTAAACATTTTCTTTGCATCTCCACCAGTCTTAGATAAGATCCCGAATCTAGAATCTGACGATATTGTGGCTTGGTTAACTGTTTCAGCACTCGACATGAATGAAAATCCAGAACGCCTGTTCTTAAGGTAGCAAATTCCATAGCATCTATCGTCTGCCTTGCAAGCTTCCCAGAATATGAAGAATAATCTGTTTGCTTCTCGAAAGTCTGGGTTCCCAACATCAATCTTGGACCACTGCAGGTAATTGTAATGAGAGCCAGTAATATAAGTGCTTTTGTTTTTATTAGTAAACCAAAAGCCTTCTTCACGTCTCGTAAACTCTTTATCAATATATTCATACCATTTATTTTTAAACTCTACAGGATATGTTTCCCAGTTGAATATTGTTTTAATATTCTTTAGTTCTTTTGGATATTCGAATCTAGTCCACTTATTTATTTTGCTATACACGTTTTCTTCTTTTGGTAAAGCTATCTTTAAATTTTGTATTTCGTAAACTTCTCCTATCTTACCTGTTTTACTTATAACAATAACATCATGCTCTTTGTTATAACCATACTCCCAAGCTTTCTTTTTATTTAATCTATGTATTGTATTCTGCTTTATAGGTGTTATAACTTGATATAAAGTTTGTTTATAACTCATTACTTAGATCTTTTTTCTGCAAAACCACTAAAAGCTTTTTCTTTATTTTGTAATGGTTTGTTTTCTAATAAAGCTTCTTCTGCTTGTATTCTATTAAGTATTTCAAATGCATCGAATATAGCTAGCTTTTTAGTTGCTGCTGCATTTTTTAATCTATCTGCTGAAACATCATCTTCAGTTTCAACTATAGCTTCTTTAGCAACTTTTACAAGTTCATCAACAGCTCTATACCCAGCTCGGATTATATTCTTTTTCTTTTCCTTTATATTCATATTTAATTGAAATTTCTTTTGTCATTACCCTATATAGCTTTTCACCATTTATTATAAACTCATATTCACTCCAGGGTGTAAAACCAACTTTATCGCCTATTTGTAATAAATTTGAATTATCAGTATACTTTACAATACCTGTTAAAGACTGTTCCTTCTCAATTGAAAAATCGTCTTCGTTTGCCAAGGGTGCGACGAAACAATAACCTTCATTCGCTTTCCAATCTTTATTATCTTTATAAAGAAATATTTGATCAAATTCACAGAAGTATAAATTATCTTTGAAATAACTTTTGCTATTTCTTTCAATACCTCTAACGTCATACCAACGACGAAATATATTATGATGCACATAAAGCTCAGTGCCTCTAGTAAGATTGCTGCCATTTGTTATTGGGGTTTCATGTATTATAGCTTGCCTACTTATGAACTTATGATCCGAAATATCTGTATTTAAAATTAATTCTGTATCATTAATTTTTTTAGTATTGTCGTATCTTTTATTTTTTGGTTTTATTAAAAAATTATATATAGGTTTCATTAATATTCAAGATTAAACTCTACTGATATTGCCATGTTTTTATTAAAATCTTTCCAAGGTAATACATCATTACCTTTTCTGATATATATAGAATACTTATCATCTTCTTCTATTATATCGCATATTTTATGTCCACCGTAAACTTCTTGACCTACAGCGTAATGCATAGCGTTATCTTTATAGTCTTTTCCTATACTAATTTTCCTTATTAGCTTGCTCATTATCTTGTTGCTTTTCTATCTCTCCAGTTTTAACGTCAACTGTTATATTGCCATATTTTTCCTGAAGTTCTTTTTTTAACTCATTTAATTTTATTTCTTGTTGTGAATAAGCATGAGCTAACTTATGATTATTAATTGTATTTCTTGCTATTTCTGTTTGAAGATCAGTAATAAAACTACTAATCTTCTGCAATTCTTCTAATTGTTTTTTATTTATTTTTTTCATATTTATTTAATTTAATTTAACTTAATTTTTAATTTATTTTGAATGCCATATATATATAAGTATCACCACTATCGTTTACACTTTGCTGGCTCCCCATAGTGAAACCATCACTATCAAAACTTGATACAGTATTTGATTCGCTGTCTTCTCCATAATTTAAATTAGCATATAAAGTTTGTGGCGAAGATAAACCTCTAACACTATCAAATATTCTCCAAGCATTACTTGCATTAGTTTGTTTAATCATAAGCCAGTCTGGCTGAAATCCCAAGCCTGTAATACTTTGTGTGCTTCCATTTCCAGTATATGAACCAAACTTACTATATCCTGTTACATCGTGGAAACAGTACATTATATAATCGTCTCCACTTCCATTTCCTAAAGAACTTGTACCTAAAGTTACATTCGTTGCACTCGGTGCGGTATTATTCCAAACAGTTGTAGCTGTATCTTCAGCTCTCGAATCGTTTAATTCTAAATATTTTGTTGCACCTATACTTGTATGAAATACTAACCAATTTTGTGCTGAATTAAGTCTTTTGGCAATAATCCATTTAGGAGCAGCTGATAATCCGTGCGGAATTTTAGCACCTGCAACACCATTTCCTTCATACTTTATAATACTAAATCCTGCGTTACTGTTAGCACTAACTATTGATTTTGGCGGTCCACCTAAAGATAAATCATCATTTTGAGATACTGTTTCTGCATATAGAGCTGCAACACCTATATCAGATACAGCCCCATTATAAACTCTTACTTGGTCTAATTCTCCATCAAAAGCAGTCCAAGAGGTAGGCCCTCCTTTACCCATCCAAAAATTACCGCCATCAGTATTGCTGTTTGTAACTGTTAAAGCAAGTGAACCATCTACATAACATTTAAATGTACTTCCATCATAAGCAACCACAATATGATACCAAGTATTTGTGCTTGGACTTGCAATAATATTTCCGATATTAGAACCACCCTCACCAAGAGATATTGAAGCAACATCTAAAAATATTGCTACTCCATTATATGGTGAACTTGGATTCATTGTACCTAACACATTAACATTATTAACACCTTGAAAATCGTGTACTTTAATCCAAGCTGACCAAGTAAAAGCAGCAGTATCAGATTGCGCAAGACTTGTTGTTATTTGTGAATTACTACCATTAAATTCTGCTGACTTATTAAAGTTGCCACTTGAATTATAAGTTATAGATGTAGCACTACCATTATAATTACCTGTTACATCATTAACATTGTCCTCAAATTTATATACTGCTTTTGCAGCACCTCCAAATATAGTTGGTTCATTGTCATCGGCAGCCCAAGCCCAACCGACATATGTATCACCACTATTATTAATAGCACTTCCTGTACCAATACTAAAACCATCATCATCAAAAGAAAGAACTCCATAATTACCACTAAAATCACTTTCTGCAGCATTAGTAGATGATCTTAGCCATAAGTTTGGACCTCTTACTATATCAAATAATCCTGAATCTTCTGCGCGACTTCTTCCCTTCAACCATACAAATCCAGGCTTAAAGCCTAAGCCTTCTATCGATTGATTTGCACCTGTACCATCATAAGTTACTGTACTAAAACTTTTTGCAAGTGTAGGGGCTTCAGTGTCTGGATCTACAGCAAATGCCATATAAAGAAATGTAGTTCCTGAATTATTAGTCCCACCACTATTTTGTGATCCATTTAACACAAACCCATTACTTAAAAATGACACACCAGAAAAAGAAGTTTCTGCATTAGCTAAGTTTGCATATAATAAGTTGTCACCTCTTTTATTATCTACAATAAACCAATCATCAGTTGCATCTACTGCTTTAATCATTACAAATCCCACCTCAAATCCTGTTTCTACTAAAACATCATTTGGCCTATCTCCTATATATGTGCCAATTTTTGAATAATTTTCAACTGAGTGCCAACACCAATAAACATACTGCGAACTTGCATCTGCAAACCATTCAGCAGCATCGTGAATATCAATAACAGTTGATGTAGTTGCTATATAAGCGCTATAATCACCACCTTGGTCATTAGATGATGTTCCATCAAAATATTCCCAAGTGCCATTAATTTTTGCAAAAACCGCATTGTGTTGAGCCGATCCTCTTCTTTTCATCCATATAAACTCAGGTGACTTTGATAATCCGTGCCCAAAACTTCTATCTTCTCCAGGATCTGTAACACCATCAAACGTAATTATACTGAAACCTGCATCTTGATTTGCCTGAACGTTCACCGTTAATTCACCGTCATTATTCGTTGCAGTAGTTCCTCCCCCTGCTTTCCAACACCAAGCTACATAATTATTTCCATTTCCATTGTGATTATCTGTACCTAAAGTAAATCCTCCTGTATCAAGCGATGTTATATGTTTGTCTGTTGGATTTGCTTCAGCATTTGATAAATTAGGGTATATAGGATTACCTAATGTTC